TTCTTCCTCTTCTGTTTCGCTATTGAACATTGCGTTTGCTACAGCAGGTCTAAAATCATCAACTTTTTCTGCTGCTTTTGCAAATAAAAGGTCTTTGATCTTATCACTAATCTGCGAAGGTGATTCGTCAGTAGCAATCATATCTAGTAAATCATCCATTGTTAAAATTCCAATTAATAATCGTTTTTATTTATATCTCACCACCCTTGGGCATTTCTGCTGCTTTTCCATCAGCTTGAATTGTTTTTTCTTGTGTTCTTAAGTCCGGTTCCATTACTGGTTGACCTAGATCCATTTGTGCAGCTTGATCCAATGGTAATCCTGTTTGTGGATCTACTGGTTGATTTGGATCTGGAATTATTCCTTCCTCAATTTCTTTTTTGATGAGGGCATCCTGTTCCAAAATTTCAATATCAGTTTGACGAAGAACCTTTCTTCTCACATAATCTTGTGAGAAATACTTTCCAACATATGGTTCTGCAATCTGAACCATGTTTAACCTTTCATTGAGTAACTCTGCATCCTTGAGTTCTGCAAAGTGATTGTCATATAGGAAGTCATATTGAATATGCTCATCCATTTTATTCCAGTCTTCTGGAGTGATAATGTTTTTGAGGATTAATTGAGTTCTCAACATATCACTGAACATATATGAGAATCTCTTTCTCAAACGAGCAACAAACTTACTGAACTTAACTTCATCGCGAAGAATTTCTGATGATCGGCCAAGATTAAATCCACCTTCTCCATCCATTCTTGATGGCGGAACATTTAGTGAACGATAAAGTTTTTTCTTGAAGTATTCAATATCTGTAATCTCTCCAAGATTCTGTCCGCCAGGAAGTGTAGAGATTTCAGTTCCTCTGCCACCTTCTCTTCTAGGAAGCCAGAAGTCTTCAAGCATCGCCATAAATTTCTTATCATCGCGAATTTCTCCAGTACTAGCATCATAAACTTGCTTATTACGATATCTCATCATCACGTCTCTGAGATACTGTTCTGCTTTGACTTTGGGAAGATTACCCACATCAATGTAGAAAATCCTTCTTTCAGGAGCACGAGATAGACGGTAGATGACAAGAGAATCCTCAATCATACGAAGTTGATTGAGTGATTTGATTGCTTTATGAAGATATGAAAGAGTTGATCCCTTATTTCTATCTACAAGACCAGATGTACAATAAGTGACAGAATCTTTAGTCATTCTGATTCCAGCATTTGATCCACCTAATGTTCCAGGAGCTGGAGTTCCTGTTGGGTATGTCATCTTTGGATCATAGATGAAATATTCTTCAATTTCTGGAAAATCATAATCCATTGGATTATCGATATTTCTGTTTGAAATTCTATATTTGTTATCTTCCTTTTTAATTGCTTGACGAACATAACGCATTTTCATTGCGTCAATGTATCTTAATTCTTGTATTCCTGCTTCTGGATTTTTTAGATCTACAACTTTGTGATAATAAAGTCTTCCATCAACATACCAGTTTCTATAAATTTCGTGAGACTTTTTATCGAAGTCTAAAAGTTCTAAAATGTGTTTAAATTCTTGCCTGATTTTCTTTTTAATACCATCACTTGCATTCAGATTATCCAAGTCAATCTGAACAGGGCTATCATTAGTATCTGATACAATTGCTTCATTTACAATATCTTCAATGGCACTGTCACACTCTGGGTGAAGTGCCATTTCGCGATATCTTTTAATGAGATCAAATTCTGTTCTATAAACACCTTCAATATCTACATATGAACCAAAAAAACCACTACTCAGGTAATGGTCAACCCCGTCCTCCTTATTTGGAGGAACGGGGGAAACAACACCAGGAGATAATGGTTCGTTATCTTCAATCGAAAAACCAAAAAGTTTCGCCATAATTTATTTTTTAACTTCGTTCTTTTGTCTATTTATTATGCTTCTTCAGTTGAAGGCGTCCAGTATTGAACTTGGAATTCAACAGTGAACTCTTCAATAGTATCTGTAGTATCATAAGACAGATCAATTGCAGCAATATTGGTTGGGAAGATATCGTAGAACTTGTAAGTTGCAGCAACTTCAAGTCCAGATCCAGTAGGAATATTCTTACCTACATTGCTCTTTCCTCTCTTAAATTGCTTAACGAAAGCATTGCACATGTAATCGTTAGGGTTGGTAAAACCACTTCCATCAGCATACTGTCCAATTGACTGCATCCATGCTTCCATTGCATCTCTGATAAGGAAGTCTTGGTCGTTGATAATTGTAACGGTCCAAGTATCGAAGGTTCTGTCTCCAGCAACCTTGAAAACTCTTCCTCTAAAAGGAACATCAATTGATGCGATGTTAGAAGCGGGTAATGCAGCTGCCTTACATAGAATTGGGAAATTTTCAGTAAGAGTTACAGCATTTGGTGGTGATGGAATTGTTACCTCAAATAGATTGGGGCGGGCACCGCCCCCAATGAGTGCTGATTTAAAGTCCTGAATAGAGTGTGCCATTTTTTAGTTCCTCCTTTGATGGTGTTTATTTAAGATCAAACAGTACCAGCAACTTCATCAAAACTTACTCCAGTTCTGGTAGCAACAAAAGTAAGAGTTACATAGTTAATGGACTTGGCAGGCTTCAGGTAGATATCAGCTCTAAATTCGTTGTTATCAATAACATCAGGAGTGTTATTTGATGCGTCACAAACTACCAAGAATCCATAAAGACCACGCTTTGCCTGAACATCGCGGAGGTATGGTTCAACAATGTTTCTAAAGTTTGCTCTCGTAATCTCATCGTTGAGTTCGAAGAGTTGTGCTTGAGCAGATCTTTGAAGTGCTTGCTCAACCGTGAGGAATAGACGACGAACGTTAATTCTATCGAACGCGGAAGCATAACCGAGAGCAGTCTTATCACCAAAGAGAAGAATACCGATTCCAGGTTGATTAACGATTGCGTTAATTCTTTGTGGATAGAGTTGATCTCTTTGTGCTTTGTTTGGATTGTATGCAAGTTTGATGGCATTGTTTAGAATGCCTCTTTGTTGACCTGCAGGAGAGAACCAAGGATAAGCAACAATGCTTGTTCTAACCATCAATCCAGCAACGTCTGGGTTGCAAGGAATGTAGCGGAACTTGTTATTGAATCTGTCATAAGTGTACTTATAACCAGAATCAAATACAGCATATGATGAAGATGAAAGTGGTGAGAAGAACTCAAGAATATTATCAGTCTGAGTATCGGTGTTGGTAATATCGACAACATCTGCGCGATGTGGGGAAATTACAGCAACACAATCTTTTCTACCATTTGCAATAGAAATAAGATGATTTGCTTTTGCTTGAGATTCATATTTGTTGGTTAGGCCAGGACCCATGATCAAATAATCAACTTCAATCTCATCTTTATTAGAGAAAAGATTATATGCAGTAAATAGATCACCCAGAGTTGCTGCCATTCCGCCACTATTGGAATAGTCTTTACCGCCACTTAAAGTATAAGTTACATTTCCAAGAGCACTATATGTTTTATCCTGCGCATCTTGATTCCAAAGACCTTGTGCAGTAGTGAAACCAACAAAAGCAGTTGAGAATCCAGTTGCATAAACTGGTTCGTTTACGTTGATAGAATCTGATGGGTTATCTCCAACATAAACATAATTTGAATAAACTGCAAGATAGTTCTTCCACCAAATTTTCTGTGGAGAGTTAACTGCAGAAATTGCGTCAGTTGCTTTGGAAAGTCCAAGATGCTTCTCTAGAAGATTTCCTTGAATTCCAGTAACAGTTCCAGTGTCATCTACAACTACTACGTGAATTTCATCACTCTTTCCATTTCTATTTACTGCATATTGTGAAGTTCCTGGTTTTGGTGCAATTGAACTCCAATAAATTGCAGTATTGGTCAATTGGAGTGTTTGTTGATCATACCAATCACGGATTGGATTGGTGCCAGTGTTGATTGTAGCAGAAGTTGTTGCAACACCTGCATTGGTAATCAAACTTACAGTTAGGTTTCCACCACCAGTTGAAGCTTTAAATGACTGTAGTTGTGATTTTGGTGCATAATCTACTGGCGTTTCTACTCCAGCAGTAGATACGATAGATGTAACTTTAACATCAACGGTGCTAGCACCAATACCAGTAATAATTCCCTTTAAGTAACCATTGAATACTGATGTCGTTCCAACTCCAGCAGAAGGAACATTGGTGAGAGTTGTTGTTACTCCCATACCAATAGATGCTGCTGTAGTAAATGCAGCACCTACAGTTAATATTTGGTCTGCTTTATCGTCAATTACACAAACCTTAAGATTGTTTGCCCAGGATCCTGGGTTCTTTGCTGCAAAGATATAGTTTGCAATGTCATCAGCATAGTTTGCCTCATAGTCATCAAAGTTTTTAATTTTGAGAGAAGGCTCTCCTGCTGTTGAGACTCCAGAAGAATTTCTAATCGCATTAGCATTAACTAGATTAGTTCCGTCAACTCTTGCGACTTTAAGAATTCCGCCATATGAAAGGAAAGATGATGCACTCATCCAATATTCATATTGGGAATCCGTGGAAAGTGGTTTTCCAAATACTTTGATTAGTTCGTTTTCTGTGGTGATATCAATTGCTTCATCGACTGGACCAATTGCAAAAGGACCCGCAATTGCTCCAATATTATCTAGTACATTATCAGCTCTCCCTACAGTTAAATCAACCTCTCTGACGAGTACGCCTGGAGATAATTGAGGAGTCGCCATGTTTTT